TGCCTCTTCAGCCAGACCCAAGGCAGGGTATGAGATAGCATACTTCTTAGGGTATACTGCTGTCTTTATTGCATTGATTTGGTATTCATAGAAGTTCATCATTACCAGTTTACTCCATCTGTTTTCTTCATTAGTTCTATCATCTTATCTAGATACCATCTGGCTTTCTCAGCATCCTGAATAGGATTATCCTTGTTCCACAGACGTGAGCCTAGATACTTTAGTACCTGTGCATGTGCCACTGATATAGATTCATACTCACCAATCACATCTACAATGTAATCCCATGTCTCAATCTTACCTGTGGTGTAATGTGCTGGACTGTTAACCATGTCATCAATTCGTGGCTGCTCTGAGTTAGCTAAGTCTTTCATGTATGCCTCGTGTCTTGTTGTGGTTGCCATAACTTTACCTCACCTGTGTCTGTATCATACTCACCGTTGCGTAGGATACGTGCTAGTCGTGCGTTCTCTAGTGCTACTTCTTCAGATAAACCTTTACTCTTAAACGTAGCAACCACTGTATCCCAGCCACAACCAGATGATAAAAGTTTATTAGCAGTCTTGGCACCAACAGTTGGACAGCCGCTATAGTTATCTGTACTATCCCCAACCAAAGTTTGGTAAGCGAAATTGTAGTTAGCTTCTGCTTCAGAGATTGTAACAACCTCGCCATTAATCCAGTGCCTTGCTGGTATAGTGAGTAGGTCTTTGTCTTCAGACCAGATAATAGTGTCAGGGTTTGATGTACCCAATATTCCAAGAACATCATCAGCTTCTAATCTCCTGTATATAACTGTGTTGTACTCGCTCATCATAAACTCTCTAGCCCATGTGAGCAGCATAGGTTTACGAGTGTTCTTCCTGTTAGCCTTGTAGTATGGGGCTAACTCTTTACGAAAGTTTTCTTTATCTGACAAAGCCACGATGCAATCTTGTACAGGTGCTTCATCAACCAGCTTTTGTATCTGGTCTTTGATACGTATCGCTACGTCAGATTCAAAACTATGCAGTGTCCACAGACCATCACCCCAATTGATGGGTGTCTCTGCTGACGCTGCCGCTTTGTATGCTATGATGTCACCATCAATAAGCAGTAGGGTCATCGTTTATATCCTCTTCTTTCTCAGCCCTGCGAAGTATGCGTAGTCCTGTTTGTACCTGTATGTAGTCTAGGTAAGCTTCCACAATCCACTTAACACTTAGACATATGCTTACACTCAGGAATGAGCAGGTTAGTATTAGCTTCCATACAAAATCAAAGTCCATTTTTAAACGCCTTGAATACATCACTAGAGAATAGTTTCTGTAGATTAAGAAGGTACATCTTTGATGCCCAATTATCTCCACCCTTCACTGTCTTAACATAATCAAGCTGTTCAATAATCTTCTTTAGATTATCCGTTTTGAATACTAGTGTTGCAAAGACCTCATCTTCTACACACAAGTTATGAAACCAGTAATCTGCCTCAGTAGCAGCAATACCACTAGGCTTACCATAGCTTTCAAATTCAATAGCTATGTTACCTGTCTTCATCCACATACCACGCTCAGACTTAACCTCAATCTTTTTATCTTGCAGCATGTCAGCTACCATTTTTTCTCTGACCTTACCATACTCTAAGTCTAAGTCAAACTTCTTGCGGTTAGGTTTAGTGGGTGTCAGACCAGTTGCTTCCATACTTGTACTCACTGTCGAGTTGACATCTGAATCTGAAGTGTTGCTCGACATCTCGCATACACTGTTGAATAAGTCTGCCTGTTGCATCCTCTTGTCCTTTCTTTACTACTAGTTGAACCTCATCATGGATGAACGCTACAATCTGTGCGTCCAAGTTTGCTTCCTTGATAGCACGTGCAATGAACACGTACCATGTCTTACAGATTATAGCACCAGCACTTTGTAGTAAAGTGTTGAGTGCAGCATGGCTATGCCTGATTGGAATGATGCGTCCATCCAATCCCTTAATCCAGCCACGCTCATCAGCAGCTTTGGACACTGCATCCTTTAGATATTTGAGGGCAGGTAGCTTAGACAAGAACTTCTTCTTGATTGCCTTGCCTTCCTTCGCACCCTTGCCTATTATCTTACCAGTCTTCTCATCACCTGAACCATACAAGAATCCATAGATGAATGTCTTTGCGTTGGCACGTGTGGGTAGACCAGCAGCTTCCTGATTCTGTGTGTGTATGTCACCACTAACTACTGTGGTAGCATAGGCACCATCGTCATAAGCTGCCATATAATGACCAAGGCACCGCAACTCAAGGCCAGAAGCATCAGCCCCCAAGAGACTGTAACCAGCAGGTGCTTTGAATAAGGCTCTACATTCCTCACCATAAAGCGCACCAACGCTAGGAACTTGAGCCATGTTGGGGTTACTATGTGTACACCTAGACGTGACAGCCCCCATGTGATTAACTCTACCATGTAACTTACCATTCCTCTCCATCTTCAGCCAAGCTTGTTTGCCTGTGGCTATCTGACCGATACGTTTGTTCAGCAGTAGGTACTCGCTTAGTAGCCTAGCCTCTGGCATGTCGATGCCCGACAGCACAGTCTCATCCACCTTGGGTATACCAGTGTCAGTAAATACCTCAGGCTTCCAACCCCTGCTCATTAGTCTGTCACCAATCTGCTGACGTGATGCAGGGTTGAATGGGATAGTCTTGGTCTTAGTCTTTAACTCTACTATCGTAGGTTCAAAGGTTGCAATTAACTCTGCTTCTATGTCTGCTCTGCGTTGGGCTAGTGTGCCATACAATTCTTGAGCAGCTTTGACATCAAAGTCAAACCCATGTTCCTGCTGTTGTATCAGCAGTGTGTGTATCTCAGCCTCTAGGTCTAGTGCCTGTTGGCTAAAATTTTTTTCAGTAATTTTACGATGCAGTTTGCCTGTGACTGCTGTGTCTTGGATGCAGTAGTCGAGCATCTCAGGGGTGTATGCTGCAAAGCTTTCGCTACCATTATTGAAGTCACCTTTTAATTCTCCTAGTCTGTATCCCCATGCCTTGAGGCTGTGGCTACCAATCAGTTTCTGTGGTAGTAAACCTTTAGCATGTAGCTTGAAGTCAATCTCTTTGACATCAGGCCAGATTGTTCTAGAGTATACCAACGTATCTACAATGTTACCCTTGAAGGTGTAACCATGTAGCTTCTCAACAACACGTAAGTCATAATCAATTACGTTGTGACCTATCAAAGTCTTGGCGTTGTCCATAAACTCCAAGGCTTCTTGTGTTTGTGTTGGGTCAAAGGTGTGTACCTCATCTGTGTGTACATCCCTAAAGACATGACACCATATCTGTGTCACCTCTTCTAGTAGGTTGTCTGATTCTAAGTCCCATATATATTCCATGCTGTGTCTCCGCACTAGCTAAAATTCTATGTCGTCCTCTTCGTCAGAGAAGTATGTCTCAGTCATACGTCCTGTAGCTGACATGTATTCTAGTGAACAACATAATCCAGTTTCGCCTGACCATCTGTTTTTCAACACCCTGACCTGACTAATGTGTGGGTTATCCTTGTCTTGCTGGTTCCTTTCTAATCCTATCACGATGTCACTAAGCTGACCAATAGCAGCACTACCACGTAGTTGTGACATGCTAGTCTGTGCGCCATCCTCATGTCCCCTGTCACCAGACGGACGCTTGAGGTGAGAGATGAGTATCATACCACAGTTCAACTCTTCAACCAAAGCACGAAGCTTGGTCATAGTGTTGTCAATAATTCTACGCTCATCCCCACCTTCCATACCAGATACAACGATACTAATATGGTCAAGGATAATATACTCGCAGCCGCAACCACGTACAAGATAGCGTATCTTGGATAAAAGATTATCGCTATCAGTGCTGCCCCAATGGTCATACAGGTAAACCCTGCCAGAACCAACTGTAGCATCAAAAGCATTACGCATCTCCTCTTCAGGTAAGTCATTACTGTGTAGGTGTAAGGGCTGGTTGAGTTCAATAGACATCAGACCTAGAGCAGTACGCTTGATATTCTCCTCTAGCCAATAGTCTCCCCATGTTTGATAAAGTTATGGGCAAACTCCCTCGCCAACTGTGACTTACCAATGCCTGACCCTGCTGTAAGTGTGACAATCTCACCCTTACGACATCCACCAGTCTTCTCCTGTAGTCCAGCATAGGGGTAGCCTACTGATGCTCTGTCGTCATTATGTATTACAATGTCCCATACATCTGTACCTGCTACAATACCATCTGGTCTAAAGGTCTTGGCTTCCCACATACAGTTAAGTAGTTCCTTCACACGTCCAGCTACCAACATCTCGTTGGCATCCTTCAGTGGTAGGGTAGCTATCCTGCACTTGTTGGGTGGCAGTACAGACGCACACTCTTTGGCTGCTCGTTGTCCTGCCTCATCGTTGTCGAACATAAGCACAACGTACTCGTAGTTAGACAACCATTCGATGGCCTTGCCTACTGCTTTCTTGGCTGACGTACAGCCAGAGGGCAGTGAAACCACAGGCCACTTGTGGTCTAGTGCTTGGCTAAGAGAGAGGGCATCTAGTTCCCCCTCTGTGATAGTAACAAACTTACCACTATCACGCCATAAGTGTTCGCCATACAGTGCGACATCCTTGATGTTGCCAATGACAGAGAAGTCTTTGTTAACAAAGCGTACCTTCTGTGCCTTCAGTTCACCATCACGGCTGCGATAGTTGGCTACCTGTACTGCCTGACCCTTGTAGGTTGAGACACCATAGCCCCAAAACTTACAGGTCTTATCAGTGATACCACGCTTGGCTAGTTCTTTGAACTGTAAGTCTAAGAACATTGTGTCTGCTGTCTCAAACATAGCTACTGCCTCATCCGTTTTATCAGCAGGGGTCAGTGTCTCACAAGCGAAGCAGAAGTGATTGCCATCTGCATATAAAGCATTGGCATCACTACTACCACAGTGAGGACAAGGCTCATGCCTAATGAACTCACTTTCCTCTTGCATTATTAATCTCATCAATCATGTACTGAAGCCCTTGTACTATGTCTTCGACTTCTTCGGGTTCGTAACAAGCATCATCAATTTCATTAATAAGATTACCAGCCATTACTTCCCATGTCACATCATCTGAGAATAACTCCTCATCAATATAGATGCTGGTTGATAGTCCAGTTGGGTATAGGTCTATAAGCACGTCAATCTCTGACGTAATCTCAGTCGTTAGTTCATCTCTTGTTTCAATCAGGCTCATTGTAACCACTCCTCAGGTACTGTTCCTTCTGCCCACATAAAACCATTACGGTCTGCCCATTCTTTACAGGTCATCTTGCTTCCATCCTTTCGCTTCTTGGCACCCTGTACTGTAGCACTAGCGTTCTGGAATACAAACCTGATGTCCAACTCTGGATGTTGTGCCTTGACAGCCTTCATCTTTCGTTGGGCATCCTGTC